TATATTTCCGACTGATGCATTTAGAGCCCCTGTAAATGAACCTGAATTAGCAACAATATTACCCTTAAATGAAGCGCTTCCGTCTGAAGATGTAATAGCAACAGTTAAATTGTTTGAGCCATCATATGCAAAGAATCCATTAGATGTTAAATTAATTCCAGATGTTGCAGCGTTTGAACTTCTTATTACAAGTCCGGCGCTTGTTGTTATTGTTGTTATTTGATCATTATTATTTGCAAATACTCCATTACCCGGCTGAATTGCTGTGTCCAACGCGCCTGCGGCGGTAACACCAATAATTACATCCGAGGCAATTGATGCTGATTTCATAATAACATTTGTAAAAGAGCCGGATGTAGCAATAATTGTTCCCGATGCATATAAATTAGTTAAAGAAGCTGCACCCGATGGATTAATTTTAACCTGAGAAGAAGCTCCCAGTGTTATTCCACTAGTTATGTCAAGAGAAATATTTGTAGCATATAGTGATGATGCTCCCAGTGACCATCCTCCTATTTGCCCCGCAGAAGCATACAAAGAACCATTAAATGAACCTGAAGTTGCACTTATATATCCAGTAATAGAAGCATTTCCATTTATGTTGAGTAGTCCACCGGATATGGATGCACCATATATGCCGCCTGTAAAAGATGCTGTACCTGTAGAACTAATAGCAAAATTCTTAGATGTTATTGCTCCATTATCTAGGTTTATTTGTGTCCCTGTAGTAGAAAAATTACCTGATGTATAAGAATATCCCGTTGATTGTATTTGACCTGTTGATATTTTTCCACCTACTATTGTTGTGGAATTACTATTAACATCAGATGCGGCGGAACCCGGTTGTAAGGCAGTTGCCCCCGTTGCAGCATTTGATACAACAGTAGTTGCAGGAGTAGTGCCAATATATCCACCGGATATGGATGCACCATATATGCCGCCTGTAAAAGAGCCGGATGTAGCAATAATTGTTCCCGATGCAGTTAATTTTGTTCCATCCCAAGTTAGTCCTGTTCCTAAGAAAATTTACCTGTTCCATCTACATAGAATGGTGTATTTGAATTATTATATGTTCCTGTTCCAAAATATATTTTTGTTCCCGCTCCATCAATTGTTACTGGATATGTTGCTGTGCCAACTGATTTTATATTTCCTGAATTTATTTGCCATCCAGTTGTGTCTCCTATATATCCAGCCTTAGCATTAATTGAGCCGGATACATAAAAATTTCCATTTGCATCTGAGGAAACATACCCAGTTGTTCCTGCAAGTCTAAATTTTCCGTTTGCGTCAATATAAAATCCTGCCCCAGATGTATCTGTAGTTGCATTTGCATTTATTGTAGTGTATAGCGCTGGCACTACTCCACCGCCAGTTTGTCCTCTAACTGTAATATTATTGGTAATGCTGGCACCAACAACTAGATTTGCATTTGGATAAAAATATCCGGGCTGACTAGAAAAATTACTATTGACTGTTTGTGATAAATCAACTCTACCAGTTGTAGAATTTACTCCTGTCACAACAGCTGTAGTGGGCACACTTGTTAGAGAAGCACCCATTCCAATAAATAGTGCTGATGCAGCATTTGCTGGGCTTATAGTGACATATGTATTTCCTGAAGTTCCACTAACATTAGCTTGATAAACTTCACCTTGAGTTATTAATCCAGTTTTTACTATTTGAAAAGAACCTATTGTGGGTGCTGTTCCATCGGTTGGCAAAACAAATACTGGAAGATTTGCTGGAGTTTTAACTCCATCTCCGTATCCGCGCAATCCGAGAGAATCCATTTCAATATGTTGATTAGATGGATTTCCTGCTATAAGTTTTCCTCCGGTTGCTATTGCAACTGTTCCTGCAAATGAACCACTATTTGCTACTATATTTCCTGTAATAGACGCATTTGTTGCCCTTAGATTTCCCGCCAAATCTGTCCAGAAGGGGGTGGTTGCTGTTGGAGCGCCATTAACATCCCTATTTCCTCCGGCAAAAAAACCACTTGTTTTACTCATAACTACACTATTTGGCGATGTTCCAGCTTCTATGTATCCATATTGTGAATTAATATATACAGTGTTTGAGCTTATGTCTGTTGATCCTATTGTCCATCCGCCGATAGTTCCCACTGACGCATAAATCCCGGCATTAAATGATCCCGATGTTGCATTTATAAATCCTGTTATAGAAGCATTTCCGTTGATATTTAATAGTCCACCAGAAATTGAAGCTCCTGAAATAGTATTTCCCGATATATAGCCACCAGATATGGATGCTCCGGAAACATATCCACCAATTACTGATGCTCCTGATACCGCTCCACTAAAAGAACCACTTGTGGCATTTATATATCCAGTTATTGATGCATTTCCATTAATATTTAGTTGACCACCTGATATAGAAGCTCCTGTAATAGTGTTACCTGTAATATTACTTCCTATTATTGATGCTCCATAAACTCCTCCTGTAAATGATCCACTAGTTGCAATAATAGTTCCGGACGCATAGAGATTGATTAAAGAGGCTGCACCATTTGTATTAACTTTAAATGCAGATGTTGAGCCCAGTGTTATTCCGGCTCCGGTGTCCAATAGGAAATTATTTGCTGATATTGAATTGGGGCCAATGTTGAACCCACCTATTGTTCCGGCTGATGTATAAATAGAAGATTTAAAAGATCCACTATTAGCAACTATATATCCTGTTGTGGAAGCATTTCCACTTGAATCTACAATAAAATTGTTATTTATATTAATTTGACCACCGGATATAGATGCACCTGAAACTATGCTTCCTATTAATGAAGCGCCATATACTCCACCCCTAAATGAACCTGTTGTAGCATTTATAGAACCAGATATGTTTGCATTTTGTGCATACATGTTTCCTAAATAATCAACTCTAAATGGTGCAGAAGATCTTTTATCCACTGTGCTACCGGCAAATATTGCAATTTCATTTAAGTTATCTGTGGCTGATGCAAAAAGACCGACTGGGCCGTTATTAATTCCTGATGCTGTAATATCCCAATTTCCAATTAATCCGGCTGATGCCCATATGCTTCCATTAAATGAACCGCTTCTAGCAATAATGTTTCCATCTACGGATGCAGTTCCATTTTTATCTACTACAAATTTTCCGCCGCCAATATTAAATGAACCGCTATTTGCATATATTGTTCCGGTCACTGAAGCATTTTGGGCAATTAAATTTCCATATAAATCAACAGTAAAGCTGCCCGAGCCAATGTTAATTCCTGATGAAGTTGATAATACTATATTTTGTGCCGATAAACTACTAGCACTTATTGAAAACCCGCCAATTGTTCCTGCACTAGCATACAGGGCGGCATTAAATGAACCACTTGTAGCAATAATGCTTCCAACGACGGAAGCATTTCCTAAGCTATCAACTATAAATTTATTTGGACCATAGTTTATTCCTGCAGGAGACACAACTGTGTTGGTTGCAGATAGACTATCTGCCTGAATGCTCCATCCACCGATTAGTCCTGCCGATGCCTGAATGGTTCCTCTAAAATAAGCATTACCTGTTGATGAACTTAAAAAGAATGTTTGACTGCCGGTGCCGTCAAGTCCTAATATTCCGTATTGGTCGAAAGTTACTTTGGGCTTATTGCTTGCAGTAATATCACCAGCAAATATAGAGCCGCCACCCAATTGAATATTAAGAAATGAATTTGTTGCTATTTGTTTTTGTGTCGGAGTTTGAAAGCTTGCAGTTAAAGATGTTACTCCTGCTCTACCATCGGAATATATTGGCTTAAGAGTAATTCCATATACTGTTGATCCGGATAAGGGTCCAATTTTTTTTAGCATTATGTCACCTGCATATAATATTCAATTTGCATTGGCTTCCCATATTCTTTTTCAATAACATTTGAAAGCACAGTTCTACTAACAATTTGATCTATTGTTGCTTTTGTATCGCCGGAAATTAATTTCAAAGCATCAAAAGTTACACTTGCAGCAGTATTTGTTCTAAAAGAAATAGACATTGAATTAACATTATAATTAAAATTAGAACTTGGTTGGTTTAAAAATTGAATTTTTATAGAAGACCATGAGCCTGATGATATGCTTGTCATTCCAGAGCCTGTGTACCAATTATTGCTTGATGTATCAGAAAATCTTATTTGAAATGATGCTGATATTGCTGTGGGTGAATAAACTAAAAGATTGGCATAATCGTTTGCTGAATATCCCGCAACATTAAAAGATAGATTATTTGATATAAAACCATTAGAAGAATATTGATTTACATTAGATGTTCCATATTTAGAACTATAGGCTACTGAAGCATTGCTCCAAGTGCTGCTTCCAGAAATTTGTTCAGAAAAATCTGTTATAAAGTAATGATCTTTTGTTGATTTATTTCTTGCAAATAGTCCTATTTCAGTAATTGATGCGGCAAGAGTGGGCGGCAAATTTGTTTTAAATATTAACTGATTTGACCCAGACACTGTTTGAAAAGATCTTAAATCAACTTGATATCTTCCGATTTCATATTCCAAGTCGGTGTCAGTAATTGATGCGGACGACTTAGAGGACAAAACTCCTATTGCTATGTAATTTGACCATGTTGGAATTGCTCCTGCAAGAAATTGATTAATTGTATTAAGTCCAGATGTTGTTATAACATTTTTAGAGCTGGCTATAAAAGTATTGCCTGATTTAATTACATAATATCCATTAATCATTTTATACTACCACCTGAACTTGCTTTCCTTTTGAATCAAAAATTGTTGCTTCATAATCAACTATTCCATTAACATCCGGCAAAAGAGCATACGCAAAAATTTTCACATCTCCATGCGTTGTTTTCTCATAGCTAAATGTTATTCCAATAATTTGTGGGGCATCATTAACTCCCGGATTTATTGCATCGGGAAGCACATATGTAGAGGGTGTTTCTTCAAAAGTTTCCGAAGGTGAAGAATATGATACATCTTGAATTATTACTTCTTCGTTTTCTCTATCTATAATAATTACATTATTTTTCAATAAAAATGCTTTGTTAGATGCTCGCGGATCACTAGAAAACATTCTGACAGTTTGTTTTTGTGGTACGCGACGATGATTGATGTATCTATCAACCTTTGGAATATCATTTGGATTTTGTGCCATATTTTGCCCTCCAGATATTATATCATTATAACTGTCTTAACACTAATGAAGTTTTTAACGACCCGTCCCATTCTTGTCTTACTGAATTAACAAAATATGTTGGCGGAGTTGAAACATCTCCATTTTTATCAAAACCTATTCCTTTTAACTTATACCATAATCCACAAATGTCGGATGTTTCAATTAATGGATTACCAAATATATCAATTGATATTTCACTATTGAATGTAGGTATCAAATAAGACATTTTATTTATTATTTTGTCGGCATCTGATTTATTTTGAATCCAGTCGGTTCTCATTTGAATACTATTGCCAACCGAGTTTGAATCTACTACCTTTTCTGTCTTTTTATCTGTTGAGAAATATAATACTTCTGCTTCTATTTCATAGGGGGTAATATCTACTTCATTGCCACCGCCGCCTGCCATTTTAGAATTTTCTGTATTAAGCATAAGAAGGGTTGGGCCGGTATTTCCAACATTTATACTTTTTGTATTGTTTATAACAATTTGATTTAAAGTAAATGGTGACAATAAAGGATCTGAATATGATAATTCATTTTGTTCTATTTTTAATAAACCACCTTTATCAATTTCATCTTGTGATAATGATGGATCATAGCCTGCAAAAGAAATGTTGTAGTTTTCTATAACCGCTGGAGCAGCAATTAATTTTTCATTCTGATAATGCTTAAAGCCTATAATTCTTGGATGGTCTTGCCAAAGAAAATACTTGGAATTATATGGTTGTGATTGGTCATTAAAATTTAACATATAATTTAAAAATTTATTTGTCTGAAAATGATATTTTGGATTATTTTTTAAATCAAAATATCCTGTATCATCATAGTTTAATCTGGGCCACTTGCATGCATATATTTCATAAAAGGTTGCTTGAACTTCTTGATTTGAGTCTTTCCCGTTTAGTCCGGCAAATATTCCTATGCTAGTTGATTTGAATCCCGGAGCATACATATTGGAATTGTCAGAGTCAACCCATTTAAATTTATTTATTTCTTCATCATCTATTCTATAGTAAATTGTATATGGATAATTAAATGTATCAAGCCATATTGAAAATCTGTGTTTTTTACCATCAAATAAATTTTTTGGCAATTTAATGCTATATATATATTCATCATCAGAAGAATTTATTTTAAATCCTATTTTATTTTTGCCAGAATAATCCATAAACTTCAATAATGTATTATTGTTGTAATCACCACTATCATTATTGTTTTCTAGCCAGATTGCTGGATTATCTGTAGACATTTCAGGGAATATGCCAACTGCAAAATTTTTTGCATCAACATAAGAGGCTGCATTTACCGACACTTTAAATGTAAATGAATAATGATCATAATCATATTGAATTGCCTCTTTTGTTGCGCTATAAACTAGACCGGACTGCGTACTTAGTGTTAATGCATTATTGACTATTTCAAATTTTCCTTTATTTTTTGTAGTATTAAAATCTGCATTATATTCAGAAACATCTGAATAAACATTATGCGGCTTTATTTCAGTTTTATACATTCCTCGTTTTACGCCTGTAAATTGATAATTAAATGTTCTTTTAATTTGATTTTGAGATGTATTTGTATTCATTGACAAGAAATTAGAATCTGCATTCTGTGTATCATAATCCTTTGTTATTAAATAAGGATATATTTCTTTTCCTCCATTAATTTGATATGTAAATATTGCACCTTCGGCGCTCACTGCTTCTGCTCCAATAAAGAATGTTCCTGAATAGCCCCCTGTGCTAAGTCTTGGATTTTTTTCAAAATTAATTGATGTAAATTTATTATCAGAAATTGACATTGATTTATCCAATGTTGTGTTGCACAATCCAGCTTTTGATTCTTCATTGAATACTTTTATTCTTGTATCAGTCATATTAATTTTTTCTTCATAAATTGCATTGTTTTTGCTGGTTGGGCTGGTCTGAGTATTTGGAATTTTATAATTAATGATAATTTTACCTATTCGTGGATTGATTGTTTCACGATATGTTGATTCAACTATGTTAGGATAATTATTCCACGATGCTGTAGTGCTATCTGATAAATAAAAATCCATAGCACTATTATATTTTTTAGATATTATGTCATCAAGGTCGGTAAATTTTAAAAATCCTACTTCGTTAATGTATGCACCAATTTGATATGCAATAAGTATTTCTTGTAGACATTCAAAAACGCTTTTATTTTCATCCGTCCAAAAATAGGACATGCCCGCTTTCTTTTCACATATATGTTTTAGCTCAATCATGCTATAGTCCGAGAAACCTGATAGTTCCAATAGGTGTGTTATTATGGCTAGTAGGTTTTCACCTTTTGCATAATATTGCGGGGCCTCTGAAGACATTGAATAATGCTTTAAAGAATCATATAAATATACATTAACTGCATCAATATCTTCTACATTCCATGTATCAGAATATAAAGAAAATGCTGGTATTGCTTCATTAAAGTCTTTTCTTTCAGGATTCCCCCAGAAATATCCTGTAAATTTTACTCCTTGCTTTAATAAATCATAAAATGTAGATTGAACATTTCTATCCTCAAAAATAGTCAATGGTTTTTCATTATAAATTACAGGAAAGTTATTAACTCTAATAGATCCATTATTTGAACTTAAATATCCAATTGGGAAGTTGGCGTTTGTTTCGCTTCTATCTAATTCTTTGGTTAATGAATAATTTTCTACATAATTTGTAATGTCAATCTCAAGCCTTGGAGATATTTCTACTAAATGCAATCTTTTATCTGTATCGTCTCCATTTGAGACTAAGCTAGTAGCGGCAACAAAACAGATTCCAGTTAAATTATTAAATATAGAATTTGTAGGTAATTGACCATTATTTTGTATTGCCGGTGGCAACCAGCCGCCTCCAGAGGTATTATTTGCTGAAGCGGACTGTGCAACTAAATTAGAAAATTCAAGACCTGATTTATTTTTCCATGTTCCATCATCATAATAAAAAATAGATATTCCGTTAGTATCAAAATTAAATGGACCGGCTATGTAGTAAGAGGATGATGTTCCATTTGTTTTATTATAATACAAAACAACTGATCCCGAATTTGAATTAATAGTTGTTATAGCAGGATTGGACTTTATAATTATTTTATTTATATTTAGATATTGATCATAAAACGCTGAAATACCCATAAGTTCATTATTTAATACATCTTTAGATTCAGAAACATAATATTTGTATTTATTATATGTTGATGGAACAATATTAATAAATCCCGGCTTATCAAATATTGTTTGTGGACTCATAAATGAATATGATACTCCTCTACCATTTGAATTGCCACCATTTACATATGACTCATCATACATATTTACATTTGTTTTTGTGGAATTTAAAAATGGATTTAACAGTGCTTCTCCCGGCCTGCGGGCTGAAAAAACAGATTCGGCGGGAAATAAATTATTATTAAAATAATCAAATTCTGTAATTGGATAGATCCACAATGGAGTTACATATATTGATCTATTTTGAATTGGCGAATTAATATTTAAAGAAAGATTAATTGTTTTTGTTCCGGAAGTACCTTTATTGATAAAATAAACTTCAATTTTTTTCCATTCAATTCCATCGACCAGAACAGTTGAATTTATATTGCTGGGTTCTCCCCCGGAAATATCCGATATTTTTACATAATATTCCGAATCAACAGGATTACTACTAGAATCTAGTATTTGAACAATTGGAGTAATAGATATGTCTGGAGTAAATATTGGATCATCATCATCATCAATTTTGGATTGACCAGTATCTCTAAATGGGCTTCGTGCTGTTGTTCCAATTAATTTATATTTATTATCATATTCTCTATAGATTTTATACGAACCTGCTCCATTTGAATTTTTCCAGCTTAATTGATTATATTTTCCTGAACCTAATGAGCTATAATTTTGTATTGTAGCTGTTGGACAATTTGATAAACCAATAAATTGACCATATCTACCTATTGGCTGAACACGATATGTATAAGTGGTTCCTGATCCACCGCCCTGTTTTGTAATTGATAAATTTGTTATTGGTTGAATAACTTCATAATTTGATTCTTTATCTTTATTTACAAAAAATACAATTTTGTAATAACTTCCTGCATTAAAACTATATTGATAAGATGCTGTTGTTGTTAATTTGTTTTTTGGCACACTTATTTGCATGGATACATTAGACCCAGAACTGTCGCCACCCCAGATAAAATCTGAGTATGGAACCATTTTTGCATAATTTATAGAACTTCTTGGAATAGATTGTGTGTTGGTAGCGTCCCAATTTGTTCCCATATAAATAGGAAGACTAATTTTTCCCGTAGAATAATTGTATGGCTTTGTTGATATGGCAAATGGTTGAATAAGACTGTTGTAATTCCATTCCGCCCAGACATTTGAATTAAGTTGAATAAAATGGGCGGAAGCAAAAAACCCCTGAGTAACACTAGAACCTAACATTAAGCCTCCACAAACTTAATACTCATATTAACATAATCTGTATATGTCAAACGCTTTTGAACTTGATAAGAAAAATCTGTCATATAACCATAATAAATGTCTGGTCTTGCACTGCCTGTAATAGTTGCATAATTGTTTCCAGCAGTTGGATAATCAAAAGCAGATGAACTATTCATTTGACTTGAATATACTGGTGTTGGAAAAAATCCTGCAGCATAGGTTCCTGTTACAGATGCTGTTGAATGTGTTATTTTAATCCAGATAGGTATAAAAATATTGGATTCATAGAATTCTTTGAGCCACCCGGCTCCAGCATTTCCATCTGCTGTTAATGTTGCAACATTTGTGTTAAAATTTCCACTTGCAGAAACATTTCTTATTATATTTGTAACTGATGCAACGCTTGGAACCATATTCCAATCTGTAGCCACTGTTCTTTTTTGAGCAACAACATATTTTCTCATAAATCCATTAGCCATTCGAATATCTTTTTCAATATTATCATATCCAAATTGTAATGGACCTCTATTGTGATCTGTTATTGGATACCAGCCCGCGTCCTCTGGCTTGGGCGGATTGGTAAGAGAATTATTAGGAAAGACTCCAAATGCTATACCTGATTTTATAGGTAATGTCATCTCATGCCTCCAAGCACTCTTTGCGTCCCAAGCCCGCCCGACCTTCTTGCTCTTGAATCTAGTTCTTTTGATATAGCCTTTGCAATTTCGTCTGCGGAAGATGTAGAACCTGCTACATTAACATTTATATGATATGTTGAATTGTCATTAAATCCAAATCCGGCTGTATTTCCTATAGATGGAGATGAATATGTTGGAACACTATAGGCGGGAAGTGAATGAGTCATTGTCCCACCCCATCCACTTTGTGCAAATACAACTCCACCTTTTGCGAATCTACCCTCATTAATAGAGTTCATAAATTGTGATCCATATTTAGCTACGGATGATGCGCGAACTACATATTCACCATCAGATAGCATGGCGGGAATCATGTCTGATTTTGGGCCACCGGGGCCTGAGATATAACCGCCGTATGCTAATTTTTTAAGATCTTTTGGAATATATGCCAAGCCATTTATTTTTTGCCATACGCCTTCAGAAGTTTTAACATACCATTGATTTTCTGAATTTCTTCTATAAGTTTTTTTATTTGATTGAGAATAATAATCAGTTCCTTCTGGCTCTATGGCTGGAGCAATTGCAGCTGATGGGCCTGTTATTAGTGATTTTAATGTTGTTAAATTCATTCCGGAAGTGTCAACACCCTTTGATTTTGCATATTCTGAAATTCTAGAGTCTAAAGATGGTGCTTTTCTAGGATATTTACCGGCTGACCATTTTTGAAATGCCTCTGGATTGAATTGGCCTGCAGAAATTAACATTTCTAAATTCTGAAGATTTTCTATTTTTCCTTGATTTTTTGTCATTGCAGATTCTACTCCGGATGATATTTTTTTGTCTATTTCCTGAATGGCCTTTGTCAAATTTTCTATTTTATCATTTAATATTTCATTCGTAGTATTTAATGTTTCAATATTTTTTTGATTTATTGCATCTGCAGCATCTTTTGCTCTTTCTCTAGCAATTTGAGCAGCGCCAGATATTTGTGCCTGCTCTGCCATTGCTATATCTATTAAGTTTCCGCCCGCTCTTGCCTTAACAACATCAGCATTTAAATTACTAAGAGTTTGTCTTTGTTGAATTGACTTAGATATAGCATCATACTCTTGGTTTCTTTTATCTAATATTTTTTGTTCTTGTTGAATTTTCTTTTCATTCTTTTTAATTTCATCATTATATTGATCAATAAGTTTTTGTTTTGCTGCTTTTTCATCTATAAAAGCTTTTGTTTTAGATAAGCTTTCTATTTGTTTTGCTAATTCGGCATTTAATTTATTTATAACGCTTTGTCTTTGACCAAAAATTGTCATTTGCTGCATTGCATATTCTTCATCTTCTATAAATTTTGCAAATTGATTTTTATTTAAAAATCCTGCATTAAATTCTTGAATTCCTTCTCCTAGTCTTGAAACATTTTTTCCAGTAATTTTACTAGAAACTTCTGAGCTTGAAATTAATTTATATGATTCAGGTGACACCTTATCTTTTAATGATTCTAAAAGACTGGAAACAAATCCAGTTCTTGAGCCGACTCCTCCTGCTTTAAACAAAAATGATAATTTTGACATATCCATGTTTGGATCTTGCAATGCACTTGCAATATATGAACCTAAATTCTTATTGGTTGCATTTTGTAAAATATTAATTTTGTTGGTCTCTAGTAAGTTGTTAGCGTTAAAACTTACATTTGCTGCTTTTGCGAATGCAAGAACATGTGTAGTTGCATCTGCCATATTTTGACCCAGCATTATTTCTGTTTTGTATCTATCATTTAAAATTTTATTTATTTTTTCACTCTCATCTTTTGATTTTGTTAATGTGTCAAGATAACGCTTCATGCTTTCATCGGCACCTGCTTGCTGTGCAATTACTTGTGCATATGTATCAACAGAATTTTTTACATCATCTGATCTTTTACCTGCATAACTCATAACTGTGCTTAAATCTTTTAATTTAATTCCGAGCATTGTTGCCTCTTGCTTGGAAACATTAAAACTTTCTTTTTGTACTGCTATCAAATCTTTTGCTTTTTCTTTAACATCTTTAAGATGTTTGGATAAAAGAGTAAATCCTACAGATAGAGCTGCTACTCCTCCAAGTACGGCTCCTAGGGGGCCCATTCCCATAGCCGGGGCGAGCATTGGAAGAATTCCTCCCACCATTCCGACAGACATTAATCCTGATCTTGCGGCTTGAGAACCCGTTCCTTCTCCATGAATTGCTCCTGCAGCCATCATAGAACCCATAGAAATTCCCATTCCAATTCCCATTCCCCTCATGGATCTGCTTTGCATTTCTTCTGGAGACAAGTTTGGTCTAAAGAAATTTCTTAAGCGTTGTGATCTTGGTCCTCTTGGCATTGGAGGAATTAATGATGAATCCATAGAGGCATACGAACCTGTAGCAACGCCACCTCTTATTTGATTTTGTGCCTCAATATGTGCTTCTGCTGAAGACAATCCTGATGCTTTAAGTTTATTATATAAATTATGATATCTTTCTTTTCCATCAACTGACATGCCTCCAGTGCCTGTGTATGATTTTGAAGTATTTTGAATTTTATCTTTTGTTCCCGATATCATGTCGGAGAATTTATTTTTTACTGTTTGAGGCAGCCCCACAATATTCATTCCAGTTCTAAATCCTGCATTTTCTGATGAATTTGTTGCAACAAAGCTTTTTCTTGCATTTCCATATATTGGTCTGCTAGATTCTAGTCCTCGAAAAAAACTTTTTGTTGCAGATGTACTTTTTTCTGTTTCTATAGAATAATCTTTAATAAATCTTTGAGCTTTGCCTATTCCAAAATTCCATTCTTTTAATCTTTGTACTCCGCCTTCTACGACTAATTTTAATCTGACAAATGTTTGTTCTAGGGAATCAATTGTTTTTCCACCTGTAAGACCGCCCAAAAATGGAACTTGGAAAACTCTTGGCGGAACGCCTGAGCCTCCTGAATATCCTGCAATTCCTCCATTTGCAAATCTACCGGCATTAATTGAATCCATAAATCCTGTACCGTATTTAGCAACAGAATCTGCCTTTACAACATATTCTCCATTTGATAATAATGCTGGAATTTTATCATCTGTTGGGCCACCGGCCCCGTAAATTTTACCACCACTATTAAACCCTTGAATGGTAATAATTGTTGCTCCTGTTGCTTTATCTTTAGCAAGTCCTACAATTTTTCCTGATGAATTATGCAATACTGTTTCTTCAAGTCCATGTTTTTCTTGACCAGTGAGTACTTGTAAGCCTTTAGTTTTCTTTCCGGCAATAAATTTAAATAATACTGGCTCATATCCATATTTTCCCGGCATAATTGGAGAGTCTTGATCTCTGCCAAGTCTGAGTTCTCCGGCTGCATAGTTTGTTGTGGTTGCCCCGGCAGCACCGGCTTGATGACGCTTTAGGGATGCTTTCATAAATGCTGCAGCATTAAATCCGCTCTTTGTTTCTGCATGAAATGGTTGTTGAGTAAATGAATATGGACCATTGAAATCCAATCTCATTCCCATTAATGCAGAAGCATCTTTATTTCTAATTCCTTCAATAATTTTTCTTTGTTGTGCAAGTGACAATTCTTGCGACACGCCGGGATTTAAAACAGCTCCTCTGTATAAAGCCATTCCTTCTCTAAGAGAACCCATCATTTTTGTAAATTGTTTGTATAATGGCCTAGAGTTTCTAATGGTTTGTTGACCACTTGACACCCATTCATTTATAAGACTTTTAGGGGGAATGGGACTTCCAAATGCTAATTTAGCAATACCTCCATTGGCAAATGGTTCAATTGGGGGTAATTTAAATCTTATGGTTCTTCCGCGCATGTATCTTTGAATTTGTTCTGTTGTGCCAAATTCGGATAACCATTGTCTATATGGGGTATCGTTGCCCAAAAAGTCTCTATAGAATCTTGGCCTTATTCCTTCTGCTATTTGAGCTTCTATTCTTTTGCGTACTTCTCTAGCATCCATGTCCCTCTTGGTATGCATCATTAATTCTTTATCAAGACGACCCGCACCTTGTGGGGTTATCATTGCATATGGATCAATAAATTCTGCTTGTCTTGCCCATTTCTTTGAGGTCCAAGTTGCTAGTGCGTTTTCTAGTCTTTCCACCCATTTTTTAAATTCGCCGGGAGTAGAAAGAATTCTATTCATAGACTTACTATACATTGGACTTTGTAGAGCATGCTTTAAATTAGCTTCAATAAATGGAGTTACTGCTACACCATCAATTTCTGGATGTGGAATAAATGAACCTTCCATTCCACCGGCATTAAATCCTCTTATTAATCCTCCATTTGCTCGTCCTCTTTTAGATAAAAACTTTAACCAATTGCTGGCTCCTCTTGGAATTCCCTTGACTCTTGCTGATAATAATTGTTTTTGTATTTCTGTAGATGTGCTATTTTCACTAATATTGTCAATTGCAGAATTTAATTTTTCTTTGTCAAATCCGTACGGGTATTTATTTGATTTTGAAAAAATTCTTGTTTGATTAGTTTTATCTGAAGCAGCAAGCAATAAATATTTAAGTTTTTCTTTAAAAGAATTGACTCCTTCATTTGTCATTAATGAAAAAAATTCTAAGGATTTTGGAATATATCTTGAAACAGTTTCTGGTCCAATACCTAAAACTTTTTCTTTTTGCAAAAGAACATCTAAATCTTTCAAAAATGGTAAAGATGATTGATATTCTGAAAAAGATAATGGTTGACCCCTAGTAACTAAAATTGACTCAATGGATTTATGTCTATCCAATAATTTTTGGAAATTTGAATCTGGCAAAGCCCTTGTATATGCATCTGTTAAATTTCTAAATAGTTGATTAACTTCTTCAGGAACATAAGATGTTAATCCTGTCATGTGAGATGTTAAAAATCCAGAGCCTACTCCAAAATGGTGTCCTCTTTGAAATCTACCCTGTGATGTAAATTCATCCATAAATTTATAATAGTTTTTTTCATACAAATGTGGATTTTTGTGAACATACGCTCCCTCATGAAGCTTAATAATTCCACCATTTGCATACTTCCCAGAATTAACTGCATCAAGGAAGCCTGTTCCATATTTATTGACAGATGAGGCTTTAATTACATATTCGCCATGAGAAAGCATAGCTGGAATAACATCGTCTG